CTGTAAAAGTTCAACACCCTTGTCAAGTTCCCAAGGAGGATAACTGAATACCTCCTCGGTGTTTACATCTTGAGCAACGATACAATGTATAGTGTCTACACTATCTAAACCAATATCATCGTCACCCACTCTGTTTGTTTCTATATCAAATACTAAATCCATACTATAACTCCAAGGCTGAGAAGTCTGCATCTTCTTCTTCATAAGATTCTTTTTCAAACTCCTGCAGCCTGCCTGTTTCTCTATCATATAATAAATGAGTTGCCATACCTACATCACCTGTGTATCTAGATTTAAGTACCCTAACTCTAGTTGTATTAGATTCATTTATATCATCTGATTGTTGATTCCTTTCCAAGGCTATCACACAATCACTCAGTTGGGCTATTGACTGACTACCTCTAAGGTGGCTAAGGCTTACTTCGATTCCATTCTCATGCCCTTTATCACCACTCGCTCTACGTAAGTGAGAAACTAAAACTAATCCTGCTCCTGTTTCTTCTACTATACTTCTAAGCCTAGTCATTATATTATCAATAGCCCTACGTTCATCTCCTTCAGATACTGCTGATACTAACATGTGTAAGTGATCAACCACTACCCATTTACATTCACATGCTATGATCATGAATCTTAGCTTAGTAAATATCTCATCAATATCATTCGTACCAAAATGAGCATGAACCCATACTCTATTCTTATTCTCGCCATCATATAACAGATTAAAGAATTTGTCAAGTTCTTCTTCAGAGAACTTCTCTCTCTCTTGATCTATATACAATCTTGCATTAGCTTCTATTGAAAGTATACCATCAATGGTTCTTCTCCAATCTTCTTCCAATGCAATCACTCCTACGTTATCCGTAGTATTCTTTATAAGGTGATGCTCAAGTTCTCTAGTGACTGACGACTTGCCTAGTCCTGTGCCACCGGTTAAAGTAACCAACTCACCTTGTCTTAAACCATATAGTTTCTTATTCAATCCTTCCCAAGGATAAGGCACACTATCCTTAACCGGTCTATTGAAGAACTTCTTCTTCTCTTCTGAGACATTGATAACACCACTCGGAGTATAAGTCTTAGCACTCCACCAAGACTCCATAAAATCTTTGTGCTTGTTAGCTATCAACATATCGTTAGCATCTTTAAAGCCATTCGGAAGAGTCATGATCTTAGCTTTGCTTGGTTGGAATAACCTAGCAACTTTCTTAGCTGCTTCAGTACCACTCTTATCCTTGTCAAAACAAATGATTATATTATCAAAGCTTTCTAAGAACTCAAGACTATCTTTAACATCTCTCTCTGCTCCGGCAGCACCACGCTTGATAGAAACTGCAGCCCACTTACTGCCCATAAGTTCATATGTTGCCATCGCATCACACTCACCTTCAGTTATCGTAACGTACTTACCACCTTTGTTGAATAGGTGCTCACCAAAAAGAGCAGTCTCTTCATATGATCCTTTAGTAAAAAAGTCTTTTGTCTTCTCTCCCTTAGCATCGACAAGCTTTCTAATTTTAGTTAGTGCTAACTCGTGTCCATTGTAATATGGATAGTGATGTTCAAGAGGTTTACCATCCGAACCATGAACCACTTTAACTCCATACTTCTTAGCAGTCTCCTCAGATATCCTTCGATCTGTTAAGGCTGCGTATGAACCTTCTGAATTTATAGATTGTATTGGTGTAACTTTACGTTCCACAACAGGCTGTGTAATATTAGATACATTTGATTCCTGATTAGGGGCAGGATGAAATGAATTACAAGTTGCATAGAAACATTTACTTGAACCATCTGCGTTTACGGATAAATGATTCTTGCCACAAGATGGGCACTTAGCATTGTGTTGTATAAAAGCCATATAATTTCCCTCACGTTATTATTAAATTGTGTATAGTTAGTGCATGGTGGTTTAGTTCTCATTTACTTTTAGCCTTAACCTCTCTTAAGTCCGCTTACTTGTTTGACCAAGTACTCACTCGTACAGGATTTTATAACGACTCACTCCCAACTATACTGTGCTAGTTTTTACAAGGTCTAGCAACTTGTTAGGCACACTAGTCTGAATCGTCTGACTCAGGTAGTTCTTCTTCAACTACATCAGCATCTACTACTGCATCTGCTTTGCGTTGACCTTCTCCATTAACTATCTCAACAATCTTATTAGAGAAAAAGTTTATCCCTGCTTGTAACTCTTCCAAGTCCAAGGTTAGGTTTGCTTTCTTCTGATTCAATCGTTGCAGTCTACCGAAGATTCCTTGTCCTTCTTCCGGCAAGTCCTCCACGTTAATCTGTACATCATCAATAGTTATAAAAGGTTTTATCTCTTCTTCTGTCATATTTAAAACTCCTCTACTTCTGCCATACTTACTGCGGAAAATCCTACATCAGCATTGTATTCTTGTAGTTGTACTACTTGAAGTCCTGCTAAATCCAAACCTTTAAAATTTCCAAAGGTAGGATGTGTAGTTTCCCACTCCTTATACATAACAATAACATCTGAACCATTACCAATAGCAAGATCAATGTTGTTATTGTCCTTATCCTTAAGTTGAGGTACATCATTATCTGTTTCCTCCATGATCCACTTCCCTGTTTCATCAGTAACATTATTACCTTCTGCATCCTTCTTAGGTCTTTTGATTCTAGCTTTTCTTTTAAAGAATAGAAACTTCTCGTTGCTTTCCTTATCAGTCTTAACTGAATGTTTAAATCCTCTATCTTCAAAGCCTGCAATGATGCTATCAGAATCAGAATTAATTACCTCGCCAAAGTTATTAACTACAATAGGATTGTAGATAGATGCTTGAAAGGTAGGTTCAAAAGTAGTATTAGGTGTCAACACACTAGCCCACTTTACTTCTCCACGCATAAATTGCGTACCCTTTTTTATATCACTCATATTTTTGTTTCCTCCATTATGTGATTGTGTATATAATATACCATAGTTTTAATTAAAAGTCAAGGGTTTTTAACTGAGCCTTCAGAACCCTATAACTGACCTGCCCATATAGGTAGGCAGACACGTAGCCATTGTGATATAGTGAGGGCTAGATCGGCTGACGTGTAGCTCATGTTTATGCTTCCCTCAAATATTGTTTATAAATGTAACCAATAAATATTTCTAAAGATTGGTTGTCCATAAATTTTAAAATATAATCATCACCTAATAATCTTAACTCATGTCCTAACTTCATCTCATACATATCACTCAGTATATTGTAGTCTGAACCTAGTTCTAGGTATTGATCTCTATTTAATTTTATCTCTCTGTCATTTAACTTTATCATTATATCCTCACTATACACTAATTAAAATAAAAGTCAAGTTCTTTTTTTAATTAGTTTTAATTTTTTTCTCCATTTACTTTTCTTGTAAACCTCCATAGTACCATCTGCATATCTTACTTCTAACACTCCATGATTAGCATGAAGAGATGAGATAGTATCTTTATTAACTTGATCTGCATACATCTTATGTACATCATACTCTGTCATGTGACCACCATTTAGGTTGCTCTCTACCCTTTTCCCATTTTGCATAATGTTTCTCATTGACTACATATTTTCTATATGCTTTGATCGGATCAGAATTTTTATACTCATCCGGCATAGCCTGTGCTAATGGTGTTAATCCTTTGTCTTCAATGTTATCAGGATGCCAATACAATGCATCTTTTAACTTTGTAATACTTGCATGTTCTCTGCCATATCTGTGTTTGTATTCATCACCTAATGCTATGAAGTGTTTGTATAACCATCGATAATTATCCCATGATTCTCTAGCCCATATCGTACAAGGATGATTCCAGTATGCTCGTTTGTATAGTCCATTAGCATCTGCATATCCATCACCATCTAGTTCTCTATGAGCAGTACACAACATCTGTGCTGTCTCTAATGGCATCTTCACTAGCATCTTATCCGGCTGTGCTTGTGCTGATTCAATTGGACAATCATAAAAGTAAAATATATTCATAGTGTAGATTCCTCAAGTTCTAGTTCAAGTGTTTTTAGTTCTTCTTCAAACACAGTTTCACAATCATAGAACGCACTCTCTAAATTGTGTTGTGCTTCTCGTACATATTCTAACATAGATTCCATGTCGCTGTCAAGTGCTGCATCAAACTCTGCTAGGCTACTTAGCTTACACATAATCTCTACTATAGGATAGCTTAGTCCTTTAGCTTCTTTCGTAACTTCTCTTGCTTCTCGCAAAGCTTCCTCAACTTTATCTATATTGTTTTGTATAGCATCTGTGCTTCTAAATGTATACCAATCGTTTACTGCATTAAAACTAAATCGTCTATAGTTCTCCTCATCTTTCGTAGTATCTATTCCTTCAAAGCCTTCGAAGTCTCCATAGAATGATAATGGTTTTATATATCTCATCACTCCAGTATCTCTGTATGTAAATTTAATTACACCTTTTTTCTTTATCGCTTCAATAACATCTAGTGTTGCTTGTGATACGTCAATCATTTTCCTTGCCCTCTATATTTTTTGTAGGTTTGTTTTTTTCTCTTCGGCATTGTTGAAGTACCTACATTCCTTCGACCTTGCCAAGTTCTCTTACCTCTTACACCTGTCTTTGATGTATGAGATATGTTCTGTGTTGCACTCCTCATGTATATAATTCTCTCATACTAGAGACATAACTAGTTGCAAACAAGTCCCAGTAAGGCTCTGTAAAGTCTATGCATTTAGCTATCTCTAGTCCTTCTTCGTACCATCTCTCTTCTTGTTCTTGTTGTATTAAGTTACTCATTTATTCCTCCTTACTTTGTATATGCCTGTTACCTTTTGTTTCTTAGGATGTTCAGACAACATAACTGATTCCCATATTTCTTTTTGGATTCTAACAGATTGTTTCTTATCTGTCAAGCCCTGTATCTTTACGTTATTTAATTTAGGTTTCCAAGTCTTGTGATATTGTTTTACTTGATCACTCCAATACCACTCAACCATCGTACCATTATCATCATATTCGAAGATAGGTTTATACACTAGCCCTCCCTTAAAGACTCAATCATATCTTTCAAACTTTCGATCTCAGATTTTAAATCTTCAATCTCACATTCAAGATTGTTTTGAATATCATCTGCATGTTGTATTGCATAGTCATGATTGCGATCTATGTTTAATTCAGCCTCATGTATACTGTTTTGTATATCATGAATCGGATCAGAATATTCAATCACTTCTTCAATAAAATCCCCCAATCCTTTAATCATAACATGCTCAGTAGCTGTTTTTTCG